CACATCCTTCGTCCTGCGGCCGTTTACGTGGCGCACGTTGAGCGCGAATGGGTCCCCTCCCTTGAGTACGAACTCATCGCGCTGCATATGCACGGGAGTGTGCGCGCGGCTTATATCGAAAAGTCAAAGGCGTGGTTCGCGGCCAACCCGCCGCGGGTATTTGCGCGTCCTCGTGAACGCGAGCCCGTGAATACGGAGGCGGTTGCCGCTATGATCGCCAAATACGGTTCCCACGCACCCCTCTCCGAGTACCGCAATGCCGGGTACTCTGAGGCGGCTGTTGAGCGGGTGCGAATTCGACGCGCGTGGATCGCCGATCACGACGAGGAACTACAGGCTGAGATTGAGCGTCGCTGGCCTGGTTCCTCGTCCTCAAAGCCCAAGAAGGTCATCAAGGCTGTTAAGAAGAAAATGATCTAAAATATAAATGCCCACTCCACGCTGGGCTGACATGGATGACGACGACCCCGTGCCAGTAGCGCCGCCACCCGACGACCCCCCGCGCAAGCGGCGGCCGCGCGTCGCTGCAAAAAAGTTGGCTCCCGCCGCTCCAGAAAAAGAAACGGCGCCCCAGTAAGTTATGTGTGAAGTGTGTTGCGAGACATTCAACCTGTCCAACCACAGGCGGGTAAAATGCCCGTACTGTCCATTCAATGCGTGCGTGAGTTGCGTGGAGAAGTATACTCTCGACTCGGCCGACGACCCGCATTGCATGGCCTGTCGAAAAAGGTGGAATCGTGAAATCCTATGCGACAATATGTCTATTAAATTTATCAACAAGACCCTGAAGAGCCGGCGCGAAGAGTTGCTTTTCGAGCGCGAGCGCAGTCTGATGCCGGCGACGCAGGTCCACGTAGAGACGGAGAAGAAGAAGCGGTACTACGAGGGTCTGCACGCAAGGGGTAACGGTAAGGTGCGTTCTCTGCAAATACAGCGGGCCGCGTGCAGCGCGCTCAACCTCGCCGTTCTCGCGGCCGAGATGGGCGTGACGACCGAGTTTGATTCTATGATTGAGCGCGAGCGGCGCACTTGCGAATTTGAAAAACAAATTCGTGAAATTGAAATAGATATGAAATACTGGATTTTTTGCCGCGACGCTTGGGCCCGTCCTCAGCCCGCTGCCGAGCGGCGTCGCTTTGTGCGTGCGTGTCCGTACGGCGACTGCAAGGGATTTCTCAGCACGGCGTGGAAGTGTGGGTTGTGTGAGAACTGGGCGTGCCCCGAGTGTCACGAGGTCAAGGGTCTTGAGAAGGACGTCCCGCACCAGTGCGATCCGAACAGCGTCGCGACGGCCAAGATGCTCGAGAAGGACTCGCGTAATTGCCCGAAATGCGCGGCGTTAATCTTCAAGATTGAAGGATGTGACCAGATGTGGTGTACGCAGTGTCACACCCCATTCAGTTGGCAGCGCGGGGTTATTGAAGCCGGGCGCGTCCACAATCCTCACTATTATGACTATATGCGCGCGCGCGGCACCCTGGAGCGCGAGCCAGGCGACGTGCCCTGTGGGGGTCTGCCCGGCTGGCAACAGGTTATCCGTGCTTTTGTCAATCACACACCGACGGCTGAAATCGCCGCCATTCACCGGATGTATGGCCATATACAGTATATAGTTATGACTCGGTATGTAACGAATGCGATCGAGGACAACCGTGACATCCGGATCCGTTTTATGATTGGTGATTTTACTGGAGAAGTTTTCAAAAAGAAATTGCAGCAGCGTGAAAAGGCTCGGCAGAAGAAGACGGAAGTCCGACAAGTTCTCGAGATGTATCAAACGGTCACGGTTGATTTGATGCAGGCATTCATACAGCACAAGGTGATTGCCACGGTGAGTGAAGAATTTCACCGCCTTCGGGAGCACGTGAATACGGAGCTCCGTGCCATATCCCGGCGATACACGAATTGCGCCATTCCCATCATTAGTGATAATTATCTAATCCATTAGACTTCCTCAGTTGACGGCGTCACGGTACCGGTGGATGGGTTGTCAAGGGCCCCGTTGCGTGTGGGCCCCCATAGCACTGACACGCGCGGCATGCCCATTTCGAACGTTCTCGGGCTGCTGCTCCCACTGGACATTTTTGGAGTTAATAGCGCTGAGGCTATACTCACCATAGATCCAGGTTTAGTAATTTTGATAGGTGTGAGCGCTAGAAAGTTTTCCAAACCTTTTTCAAGCGGATTTCCGGTTTCGAGTACAGCGTTAAATTCTGTGAAACATTCATTTAGAAAAGAAACCCCTTCCGTGGCGCGCTGACTTCTGTCAATACTTAGTTCTTTTGAAATTTTCAAAGCAATTCTCTTTACATGTGTGGCCGAGTTGAGCGATTTTGTCATTTTTTCATTTAATTTCATGTACAGCTGGATCGAGCCGAGCACGCCCGTTCCCGCCGACAGCACGGCGTTGAGGATGCTCACCATATTTTGTTCAACAAATTGTCCTAGAGAAATCGCAGTCAACGCATTGACCGATGATATCACGAGAATTGGTATATTGAATCGCGAAGACAATCCATTGTAATATGAAAATTCTTTTGAATAATGTTTTTGCATATAGTTGCATTGTACTTCAAGTTTTCGGAGGAACGCCTCTTCTTTATCGTGCCACTCGTCTTCCTTCATATAATACAAAACGAAAAAATAGTAAATTACTGCAGCCATCCAGGCATGAGTTCCATGGGCGACCTGACGACGCACTCCACCTCCACCTCCCCCGTGACGCATGGGAAGTTCACCAAGTAGCCCGCCTCCAGTCCTGTGAGATTGATGTAATTGCGCACTTGATTTCTAAATTCATCTTTGAGTTTTGTTGTTGATTTGAGTTCAACGACTGTCCGCGCGTTTATAATCAGGTCGGCCCGCAGGTTCCCTATGGTGTGCCCTTCGTAAATGATGGGTAGGATTTTTTCAGTTTCATACTGAATACCCCGCATGCGGAGCTCCACCTCAAAGGCGTTGTGATAGACCCTCTCACTGTATCCCGGTCCCAACTTTTCAAAAACTTTTGTTGAAATTCTTTTTAAAAAACTTTCCATGGCTGAAGAACAGACGCGTCTGCTCTCTAGACCCAAGAAAGAGAAAACAAAATTATAAAAACTTTTTTGAAGTTCATGGGGAGCGGCCCTCTCATGGTCGTCGCCACCTTCATTGGAAGTATTTTTCAAAACAAAATTTAATTTTTTTAAAAATATTTTGAAAATCCACCGATGACAGTGAACGAGTACATGCACCAGCGGGGGCTGGCATGAAAAAATGTTGTGTGTGCATGGGTCCCCGGGCGACCGCTGGACCACTCACCAAAAACAATGTCTTCCGTGCTCTCGATTCTCAAGCGCCTCGAGGCCACCAGCAGCCGCCTCGAGAAGGAGGATATCCTCGGTGAAAATGCCGACGACCCCGTTCTCAAGGAGGCTTTCCGCCTGGCTCTTGACCCCCTTGTGAATTTCTATATCAAAAAGCTGCCCGAGCCCGATGCGTCCAAGGGGGTCATCCAGCCTCCTGAGATCATCCGCCTCGAGCACGCTCTGCAAGATCTCAAGTCCAAGCTTTGCTCGCGCCTTTTGAGTGGGCACGAAGCCCGTGATCACGTGGCGTTCCTGCTCGGGTGCTTGACCAAGGATGACCAAGAGGTCCTGCGCCGTGTGATCGGCCGTAACCTCAAGTGCGGCGTGAGCGAGGCGACGGTCGAGAAGATCTGGCCCGACGTGACCCTCTCATACCCATGCATGCTGGTCAGTCCTATGAATGAAAAAACAAAATTTAAATTTCCGTGCATCGCCCAGACCAAGATGGATGGCATGCGGTTCAATGCGATTGTGGAGAACGGCAGCGTGACGTACCGCACGCGGACCGGCAAGGAGCTGGACCTGTTTGGGGTTTTGGATTCCGACGTCATGAACCTCACGGCCGAGACGGAGTATGTGCTGGACGGTGAGCTGCTGATGGCGGACGCCGACGGCAAGCCCATGGACCGTAAGACGGGCAACGGGCTCCTTACCAAGTTTCAGAAAGGCACGGGTACAAGCGCGCTGGCTAAGCAGGTGCGGGCGGT